AATCTGCCGCCCTGAAGCTCCGTCCATAGCTCCCAATTTAAGCCATACAGACAATGTATATTTTTTCCTATTACCACCAGAGCCAAATGATCTTTTCATGTGATCTGCTTGAGAACGTTGCCATTGACCAGAGAATCCAATCTCATAGTCTCCACCAGTTGATGCACCCATAAGTGGTAAATGATTTCTGTAAATACTCATATGAGCTCCTAACTATAAGCTAGTGAGGCGACTGCTTGGATTCTTGCTGTTGAATATACTACATAATCAATTCTATCAACACCAGCTGCAGTTGTTGTTAATGTTGGAGCTGTACCTCCAATAAAATCCCACACTGTTGAATAACTCAATGTTCTGGATCCAGTTCCGTCCTGCGTCACAAATATTGTTCCTGCTTGACCAACTGCAACGTTGGCTGGTCTTCCTAATCTTGTACTTGCACCAAGTGTCAAATTAAATATGTTTGCATTTGCAAAATCTATAGTCACGTTTGCACCACCAACAGTTACACTCTCAACTCTACCTAATTGAGCTTTAGCATATGTTGCACTGTTATGAGTAAAAACTCCATTTGCTGCAGCTACATTACCTATTCTAAGTTCTCTGGCACCAACTACATCAGCACCCATTTTAGTATTTGCACTTACTGCACCTGTTGCTAATTCTGATGCTCCAACAGCACCAGCTTTTATATTACTTGCATCTATTATATTTGCAGCTATTTTAGTATTTGCACTTACTGCACCTGTTGCTAACTCGGTTGGTCCTACTGCGCCTGTTGCAATAGCATGTGCTGTAATAATACCTGCATTGAATTGTGTATTAGCTGTTAAAAGATCACTTGATCTTAATTCTGTTTTTCCAACATTACCAGTTGCAATAGCATGTGCTGTTATTACTCCTGAACCAAAAGCTGTATTAGCTGCAATACCACCTGCAGCAACTTCAGTTGCTTTTACAGCACCTGTTGCTATTTCGGCAGCGCCTACAGCACCATCTACTATATTGGTATTTGCGACAGCATTGTTTGCAATACCATCTAATCTAATTCTTGATAAACCGCCCATAATTGTCCTTTACTTTTATTTATCTATTTATCCCAAAGCTATAGCAAAAGCTAACGAATCACTAACAGATCCTAGCTCATTAAATGTTGTACCGTCGTTAGTAAATTCAAATTTATTTCCTGTTTCGTTAAATCTTATTTCAACATTTGCTTGATTTCCTCTATTTACTTTTATACCAGCATCATTACTTGGTGTTCCATCTAAACCAGCATTAAGTATCATAAATGCACTCTCAACATTTGAACTTGAAGTTGTTGTTTGTGTGGTTGTACCTTGCACTATTAAGTTACCAGTGATTGTTACTGATTGTCCAGAAAAACTTATATTTGTTGCATCTGGTTTAACAAATGTAGAATTAACATATGAGTTAGCAGCTGCATATGCTTTTGTAGTAAAAGTAGCTGAAGCATTTGCAACTTGTAATCTATCACTAACTAAAGTTCTTATAGCTGTATTAGTACCTCCAAGATTTGTATTTAAATTTCCTATTGCTGCATTTGTATTCGCTAAAGCAGCCAAAGAAGCAACATTCGCAATTTGTGCTCTATCGTTTATTAATAATCTTAATGCAGTATTACTTCCAGTTAAGTTAGTGTTTAGATTACCAATAGCTAGATTAGTATTAGCAAGTGCAGCTAAACTTGCAACATTAGCAACTTGAGCTCTATCACTAATTAATGTTCTAAGTGCTGTGTTGGATCCAACTAAGTTTGTATTAAGTAATGCTATTCCTGAATTTGTATTTGCTAATGCAGCTAATGAAGCAACATTTGCAACCTGTGCTCTGTCATTAATTAATAAGGTAATTGCGGTAGCAAAATTAGCATCATCTCCTAATGCAGCAGCTAACTCATTTAACGTATTAAGTTGTGATGGAGCTGCATCTATTAAATCATTAACAGCGTTTGTTATATCTTGTTGTTGTATTGTACCTACTGTTGTAGTCGCAACACTTCCCATATGTGCATGAGAAGAACATTGATAGAATACTGTTGGTGTAGTTTCTGTTATAACTATTTGTGTATAAGCGCCTGCTGATCCAGGTGTTCCATTTGTTGTTACACCTGTAGTATGAGATGTACTTTTAGCTGCATCTTTGTAAAATCTTAGTGGATGACTTCCATTTGAACTATCAGATTGATCAAACCTGTAAGTCATATTTGGTACAAGAATTAATGAAGGTGACTCTTTACCGTTTATTGAATAAGCTAAACTTGAACCTTGACCAGTATATGGATGAGCAGATGTTTTAGTAATTACTTTAGTTGTAAAAAGTTGATAACTAGCTGGGTTCATCACCAACATTGTATTAGCTTCAACTGCAGGTAGTTCAATACCACCATCTGCAGATGCTTTTATTTCTGTTGCTCCAAGAGATAATGTATTACCAGATAAGAATAAATCTTTAAATCTTTTTTCTTCGGATCCTAAATTAAATGTTACATTTGACTCTGGAAGTATATCTCTAACATGTAATGTTGTTTTAGGTCTTGGTCCTATACCACCACCAGCACCACTACTTGCTAAGTTTCTTCTAGTTATACTTGCACTTATATTATTTTTAAAAGATTGTAGATCAACTGTTAATTCGTCTTTAAGAGGTTTAAGATCTACCGACGTACCATCTTTTCCACTAGGTCCTTGTAATCCTTGTGGCCCAATTGTACCTCGCTCGCCCGTCTCGCCTCTCGGTCCGATAAGTCCTTGTAGTCCTTGTATGCCCTGTATACCGGGTTCACCCTGTTCACCTTTATCACCTTTTTCTCCTTTATCGCCTTGTAATCCAATTGGTCCTATTGGTCCAATTGGTCCTTGTTCACCAAGTAATCCTCTTGGTCCAATAGTACCACGTGGTCCTACTTCACCTTTAGATCCTTGTTTTCCTTCTTCACCAATTAATCCTCTTTCACCTTTTTGTCCTGGTATACCTTGACCACCTCTTGGACCTACAATAGATCCAATATCAGCTGTTTCTCCATCTGTGTAATTTAAGTGTAATTTACCTTCTTCAATAAAAGCTGCATTGATAGCTCTACCAGCTTCACCTTTATCTCCTTTTGGTCCAACAGGACCTTTTGCTTCTATTATGATTTTTCTATCTGGACCAGATTCGCCTTTAGGTCCTTGAGGTCCAATATCTCCTTTTGGACCACGAGGTAATTTATCTTCATTTAGTTTGTAGTTACTAAAATCAGCTCTAAGTTTTTTAATTTCTTGTTTAGTAAATGCTAGTGATGTAGCAAGGACCTTAGCATTTTTGATGTCATTTTCCATCTTCTTCTGCCTTATCATCTAAAGTTTCTTCAATAATCTTAGTCATACTATTTACTAATGATTTCTCTTCTTCAGATATTGTATTGGCAGCTTGAAAACTTTCTTGAGGTTGCTCAGGCTCTGGTTCTGGTTCTGGCTCTGGCTGTTGATCTTGTTGTTGATCTTCACCATCTTCTTCTGGCTCGTCTTGAAGTTCTGTCTTCATCCTGTCCTCTTCTTTTTCTATCTCATCTTCATTCATTCTCAACACTGATTTACGAACATATTCTTTACTAAAATACTTACCAACAAATGCATCAACTTCACCAAGTAATCTTAATCTATCACCCATAATTTCACCATACTTTAATTCAGTGAAATGATTATCTTCTAAGAAGTCATAATGTATATGCTCTTTCATTTCTTTGAACTCAGCTCTGGTAGTAACTCCTGTTAATACTAATTGTATTTCAAGAATATTATCAAATAGAGTAGTAAATTTATTTCTTAGTCTTTGTACAAACTTTGTAAACTTTAATTCATCTCTAGTAATTTCAGATGCTCTACCAAGATTAAAATTAGTTTCAGATTCCATTCTTGTTATAGGAACATTAAGTGCTTTGTATAGTTTTTTCTTAAAGTAATCTACATCATCCATTTCACCTAGATTTTGTCCTCCAGGCAATGTTGTAATCTCTGTACCTTTACCACCTTCTCTTCTTGGTAACCAAAAATCTTCTAACATAGTCATAAACTTTCTATCGTCTCTGACTTCACCTGTAGATGCATCATATACTAATTTATTCTTATGCTTAACCATCATATCTCTTAGATACTGTTCAGCTTTTACTTTAGGTAAATTACCAACATCTATATAAAAGATTCTTCTTTCAGGTGCTCTTGCTAATCTGTAAATTACAGTAGCATCTTCTAACATTCTTAATTGATTTAATGGCTTAATTGCTTTGTGTAGATGACCAAGAACTAATAACATTCTTTGATCTAATAAACCACTATGTGTATATGAAATACTATCTTTGGATATTTTTAATCCTTGGTTTGCTCTATTGATTCCTCTTGGGTGATATATGTAATACTCATTATATCCTTTAGTAACAATAGCATCCATCTGATCATCTTTTCTTTTGATAGCTTGCTTTATCTTTCTAATTTTTCTTGGATCAATATATCTTAATTCTTGAATACCTAATCTTGGATTACTTTCATCAATAACTAAATGATAATATAATCTACCATCAATATACCATTTTCTGAATAGATCGTAAGCATTAGTAGTAAAGTTTAACATCATAAGTATTTTGTTATACTCTTCTCTAATTTTATTTTTTATTGAATTACTTACTTTGAGATCATCTAATACAATTGAAACCGCTGGTTCCTTTTCGTTGTATACTATAGCTTCGTTTACAATATCATCAATAGCAGAATCACATTCCGGTTGGAGTGACATTTCTCTATATCTTGTAACTAATTCTGCTTCTGATTTTGCTGAACCCTCAAGGTCTACATATGTACCGTAAGCACCGCCCGCTGCAATTTCAATTGCTCCATCATCCGTAGTTGGTGGAACAAACGATTTAAGATTATCGTCTTTTAATTTCTGTTCATCTTCCTTTCGACCAATGCGAAAGCCAAACAATTCTATTGCCATAACTATTCCTTTAAGAGTATTGTACTACAAATCTATTTATTAGTCCAATACTTTTTCAATTAAATTGCTTTAAATACCACCAGCATTGCCAGTGATACCACCAGAAACTTCCCAATAATCGTATGTGAAACTAACAGTAAACTCACTTACCGCGTCTGTACCCCAATCCATTTCTATAGTAGATATTTCAGTTGGGAATATACCAACGAAGTTATATACTCTGAGTGGAACTCCAGTTTTACTAAATTGCGTTACTTGTGCAGTAGACTTATATAAAGCTGGTGAAGAAGCTCCAAACTTTCTTAGGTTTGTTTGAAAACCGTTAATGTTATTAGACCACTCTTCCATAGAGTTTCTAATAGACATATCTTCATCATTTAATATAGTTACGTTCCAATCAGCAAATGTTCTATTTCCAGCAAGTCTTAATTGTCTGCCAAAATATGGAACATCTAAGGGTGCAATTGTAGCAGCTGGAATTTGTGCAGCTCTTGCTAAAAATGGGACTTGAATATCAGCAACAGCGTTAGCTGGATTTGATATGTTCACTTGGAATAAGGAGGTTCTTGCTCCTCCTAATTTTAGTGCTCCTGCAAATAAGTTAATATTGAATGCCATCTATTTTCTCCTACTAATATTTATGTTAAAATTGACCAACTACTTCAGAAAATTCAACACCAGTTCTTACAGCTACAAAGTTAAGTTGAATGAAGTTTATAGATCTACTTGGTTTAATGAATATATCACCAACAAATCTATTAGTATCAATTACTTGTGGAGTATTGTTTGTTTCATCACAAACTACTCTGAAGTCTTGAATACCTCTTCTACTTTGTACATCTCTCAAGAATGGCTCGACTAGTTGAACAAACTGTGATCTAGTAAATGCATCATTGAACTCAAAGAGAGTAAATTTAGCAGCAGTTGAAATTGCTTTCTCAAGAACTATGAATAATCTTCTTACATTAATTCTATCGAATGCACTTGGCTTTTCTAATAATGTTTTGTCTCCAAATAATATTGTTCCAGACCCTGGGAAAGAAGTGACTGGGTTAACACCATTTTTATAAAGTAGATCTCTTTCTGCTTTATTTGGATTGAATGCTAATCTAGTTACGTTCTTCATAATACCTCTATTGAATCCAGCTGGTGAATACCAAGGATCTCTAGTAGTATCTGTTCTAACCATTAGACCAGCTGTATCTCCATTTGCTGGAATATATCTTTGAAGATCATTAAATTTATCGTATTGATACTTCCATCCACTATCCATAACAGCGTATGAAGTTGATGGTAAGCTATCTCTAAATGCAACAACATCTTCAGCTTCTTTGCCTGAATATGTATTGTTGTTTACAACATCAGCCCTTTCAGGTGATAGAACAACTACACAATCTTTTCTTGACTCAGCAATGTTGCTTATATTATGTTCTGTTACTACTTGATTTCGAGCTGAATTTATTATTATAGATACATCTACATCTTCAGCACTTTTAAAGTAGTTGTATCCTTCAATGTAATCTGCATTTCTTGGAGCAGATCCATCTCTACCTCTACTTAAACTTTTAGTATCAGGTAATGGATCACCACTGAATGTTGTACCAGCAGCAGCCGAACCTGCATTTGTTGAACCGTCATGTGCAGCCCAGAATAAATATTTTGATTGTTGATTAATAACTTCTTTATAGAAATTGACTGATCCATCTTCATTCTTAGCATCAGATGCAAAACTCAAGTTACCAAATGATTCTAGTACAGTGTCTTTAACACCAGACCACTCGCCATCTTCATCAGCAACAACTACGTGAAGTTCATCACCAGTACCTCCAACTGTATTTGCATATGCAGTTGTTGATGGTGCTTTATCAAAGTTACTAAAGAACTCCCATCTTCTAGTTGCTCCAGAAGCAGAAGCACTGTGTGTAGCAGCAGTACCATATTGTGAAACTGTGTTTCCTAAATATTTTGTGGATAATGTTAATACACTATTGTTTGAAATAGATGCAACTTTACCTGGAAATTTATCAGGACCTAATAGTAATGTGTCTCCAACCTTTAACTCACTAGAAAATGCAGTTGCAGCAGTACCACCTCCATTGGCTCCTGATCCTGTTGTTGGAACACCATTAACTGTTTTTGAACTATTTGTAACAGCTATGTTACCTGTAATTGTTGATTCGTATGCGTTCGAACTTGGACATACTGAAACTTTTAAACTGTTTCCTAATGCTCCAGGATATCTTGCAGCCCATGCTCCAAATCCAGATATACCTGTGCTATATTGCTCATCATAATCTTTTTCATTCTTTAATAATAAGAATGCAGCAGATGTATTAGCAGCAGTTGCATTTGTTGCTTTAGATGTAGCATCAGCAGTAGATTCGTTTACTACTCTTACAACATATAATGCGTTACCATAAGCAAGAAAGTTACTTGCTACAAAAAAGTCTGTAGCAGTATTTGCTGTTAATGGTTTTTGAAAGTTTGATACTAGATCATCTTCTGATGTCGTTAAAACTCTTTGACATGCTGGTCCCCATCTTAGGTGGGCAGCTATGCCACCTTCTGTCGTGGAAACGGCAGGGATTACGGTTGTAAGATCTATCTCTGATACATTTACACCTGGTGAAACTTGGAATGGCATTTTTATCTCTCCTACTTTGTAACAATTATAATTGTTTAATTTGATTCTTGCAATTATTTATAATTTTTTAGTTTTATGAAAAGTCACGATCTTTTTGTATAATCCATCTATCATGGTCATTATTAAAGTTATCTACTTGCTCATTATCTTGAATTCCATCTTCTTGAAATCCCAATGGTAGCATCTGTTCATCAAACTGTTTCATTCGCTCATTATATAGTCTTTCTCTAATGTCTGTATCAGTTATTTCCTTAAAGTAATCTTGTCTAACCATCCAAGCAAATAACACTGTACACATAACTAAATCATCATTGGTTCCTTCTTCAGCTTCATAGCTACTTCCTCTACCAACAAAAGAAGATAACTCTGCAATGATATCAAAATCTTTTATAATTAACTTATCATTCTCAATTAAATCTTTTAAATTACTACAACCAATTCTTTTTACTTGCTTTGTTGTCTTAACACCAATAGTTGTTGATCCAGCTCCAAAACCACTACTAATAACTTGACCAGCCCTACCTTTGTGTGTAGTAGTCATTAAGTTTTCATAATTAAGATCATTATGCATAATATCAACAACTTGTTGACCAATATCATTAGTTTCAATTAACATATAAGCATCATTATAATTCTTACCTATATTATGCAATGTTGTTGGATATAATAATGGTGAAACGTGTTTATCTCTAAAACTACCAACTATTTTAAATGGCATCTCTGTTACATCAAATAAGACAAAAGCACTATAATCTAATCCAACTCCTCTTGCTGTATCAACTGTCATCATATAAACATGATCTTTTTGAGGCTCTTCAAACTGAACAAAGTTACCATATTTTTTAATTGGATACTCAAATGGCATATTTCTAAGTTTAGTTGAACTAATCAGGGTATTCATACTTCCAACAAATTCACACTCAAACTCTTGTCTAAATTGTTCTTCGCTAGTATTGCTTATAGTTTCTTTCTTCCATTTTTCATCTCTACCTGGTATTTGATCCCATGTAACTTCTATTGGTTTATATGCATTCTTTTCATCAACACTATCACTCCATAATTTATAGAAATGATTTAATCCATTTGGAGTACTTACAATTATTACTTTTGTTGTTTCACCAGAAGATATTGTAGGATAAACAGAAGCAAAAAAACTTTCTGCAAGGTTATTACTTACAAATGCAAACTCATCTAAGAATATTAAATTATAAGATCCACCCCTAATAGCACTACCACTTGTTGCACTAGATATAATTTTGGATCCATTCTCTAATTCTATATTACCTTTATTCCATACAACAACTCCTTGTTGTAACCACTTTGGTAGATGTTCGTATGCAAGTTGAATCTTACCTAATAAGTCTCTTGCTAAAGATCCTTTGTTTGCTAGAATAGCAATACTTTGTTGATCGTGAAATAATATTAACCATAACATATAAGCTGTTACAGTTGTACTTTTACCAGATTGTCTTGGGAGCTTGTTAATTACAAATCTTTCGCTAACAAATTTGTTAACCATTGTTCTTTGAAAATCATATAGCTTAAATGGAATTAAGCCTTTATCAACATTAACAATTTGAATATATGTTTCTATAAAGTACTCAGCATCTTTTGCACACTTTATAAATTCTTCTACTTCCTCTTTGGTATATTCAACATTTACATTGGATTTTTTTAGATTTGGATTTCCAAGGTAATTATCATTCATTATTTCTTTTATTGATTAATTTTTGTAGTTCACTTGTATTACCAACAAATAATGCATTAGTAACATTTTGTGGTGCATCAGGAGAATCTTTCTTTAATACTTTAACTTTCTTTTGTATTTCTAGTAGATCTTTATTTGTATCACTTAGAGTTTTTACTAGTTGACTTACAACTTCAAATGCTCTAGGATGTTGAGATTGCTGAGCAACATCAACTAAAGTATTTAATGCATCAGATCCTTTTTCAATAATATTGTAGAGGTTTTCTCTTGCATACTTAAAATCATTATCCACTGTTTCTTCTGAATTGTCAACAGTTTTTAATTCTTTCTTCTCGTTGACCTTTTCTGGTAAATCAAATATACCTTCCATGCTCTTATCAAATGCTGTCATTACTGTTCTCCACTAAGGTTTATATCATAATCTATTGCAAATCCAAATGTATCATTAGCACTAATATTATCTATACTTATACTAGCAGCACTATTACTTGTTGGGGATCCATTTGCAAGTAATGCTGGTGTAACTTTGAGAGTTTCTAATTTAACACCACCGGCACCTGTACCATTAATAAAATCAATATTTGTTCTTTTAATAATTCCACTCTTTTTAACAGGACCATAGATGTATCCTTTTACTAAAAAGTCTAAATTATAAATTAAACTTCTTCTTGTTTCAAAGTCTCCATCATAACTATCTTCTGTTGTTACACTTTGAAGTACTGTTGGAACATCATGTTTGATATTCATTTCTGGTATTATGTTTATTGTTGATGTCCAATCAGGAGTAAAGAAAGGTAGTATTTGTTCTAATATTTGAACTCCATCATCTGCATTCTTTACAAATATACTTAAATTAAAATTAAAGTCATATGGTACTGGACTAAAAACTGTTTTTATTGTATTGTTTGATCCAGCTGTTCCTTGTACATTTACTCTTCTTTGTGTTGTTGATAATTTTCTTTCAGGTGCATATTGCATTCCAGTCATTTCAAAACCCATTCTTGGTAAACTAACACTTGATTGTTTAGTTAAAGTTGGATCTTGTTCCACTCTTGCTAAAAACTTTTCTTTAGGTCCATAAGCAATAGGAACAGCTAAAGATTTTAATCTTACACCACTTGTATTGAATCTCTGAACTACAATGTCATTAAACAATGTACCAAATAATACAACATATCTTCTTATAACTTGATTATAGTATTGATGTCCAAACATTAGTACCTATCTACCTCACTAAATGGGTTTCTTTCACTAAAGTCAATAATACTTTCTCCTTCAGATTCAAAGAATGAATTATTAGCACCAGCATCTTGAGTAAATAATTGATACTCTTGTATAATTGAATTACCTTCTTCTTCAAGTAAGTTTTCTCCATCTTCAAGTAACATTTGATATAATAATGTATCAAGAGTCTGTGAAGTCTCAATTGTATCAATTTGAGTATTACCAGTGTTAATTGTTTCACTACTGTATTTGAATAACTCACATCTAAGATCAAAAGTTTGTAATCTTCCTGTTTGATAAAAGATCTGTTCATGTTCTACAAACTTTATTTCAAACATTTTATTAACCAAAGGAAAAAATATTAAATCACCTTCCATTGGTCTTTCGGTTGTAATTGTATAATTATTTACACCTGTAGTTCCTGTTTCTAAAACTATACTTTCTGTATGACTATTACCGGTAAGGAATTGTCTTGATGGACTATCTGTGTTTGCTGATTCTTGAACATAGTTATATCCAACTTCTGTTGATAACTTCTCTGTTCTTATTTGATCGTATCTTTTTCTTGCAACTGTTAATGTAAGTTGGTCATTTATTTGAACACCAAACTTACTCATAAAGTCACCTTCACCTTCAAATCCTTCAACATTTTTTATATACATTTCTACATCTGCAGCTGTACTATAACTAATGTTTTTATCTTCACCAAATAAATGATCAATGCCAGCAATTGTTTTTGGCAAATACTTTACATTGTGTCCATAAATTTTAATTGATTCTATTGTAAGGTCTTCTACTAAATCTTGCTCTCTTGCATAAGCAAAATTATTGAAGTATTTATTGGTGGCCATATTAGCCCTCCATATCCATCACTGGCAATGAATAACTGTTGATAACTTCTTGCTCTAAACTTCTTTGTTCTTCAGTTGCTTCTTCCCAGATCTTCTGACCGTTAAAAGTTAGTCCTCCAGGCATTTGCATACCTTCAAATTTCTTAAGGTTTTCACCCCATTGTTTTTTTATTAAACAAGTACCATATCTTCTCAACCACCAATCACTCCACATATCTGTATAAGTATCAGGATTGATAACAGCATAGCCATCTACTATAACAAATGAACCTACAATCAAATCTTCTGATGCTATGTCTATGTTAACAACATTGGTATGTCTATTGAATCTTATTGGTTGACTTCCAACAAATATTTCTTCTAAAGATTCCACATGCCTCATTGCAGTAACATATGGAAGATAAGTTGTTGAAGTAAAATCAAATAAATCATTTAAATGAATTTGATATCTTATATTAAAAAGATTGCTACTATTAGTACTATCTCCAATATTTAATAATTTTGTTACTCCAATAATTTCTGGAGACTCGTTACTAAAGTCTATTGATTTACTATCTTTTATTGCTTGGGTTACTTCAACCTTTTTGATAATTCTTTCTGTACCATCAAAATGATAATCTCTGTAATATTGAAGTGCATCATCTATTCTGTCTTCAATCTGAGCGTCATCAACATTAATGTCAACAACAGGCTTGCCTAATGAACGAAGACAATATTCTTTAAATGTATCTCTTGAAATTGGTGTAGCCATAGTATCTCCTTGATACTATTTATAAGGATTTAGCTTACTCTATTGAATCTGGCCATTCTCCATAAACAGAATTAGCACTGAATTTACCATCACCATCTACAGTTTGTTCAGATCTTGTGATCATTTGAGTAACATTTGCAGTACTTGCTACATTGGCCTCATTAGCAATTGTTGCTGTTCTCACAGCATTAATATATGTATTAACAGCTAATGGAATTGCGGTACCTGATTGAGCTAATCTTAATGTGTACCAGTCATAAGGAGTTATAAGACCTGAAGCTATGGTTTTAATTTTTTTGATCCACATAGTCTTGAGACCTTCAGTCTTAACAGTATTTGTATCTGCACCTGTTGGAGCTGATCCTGCATCAATTTCTGATTGCGTCCACTTTACATCATCCATACCTTTTGCAGTATATGCATATCCACCTACAACAGTTCCAGCATCATCATCAACAGTGTATGATATACTACCTTGAGTATAGTATGTAGTATCTTTCAGACCTGCTTCAGTATAAGAATAAATTCCTATTGCTTTTAGATCAGCAGCTGACCATATTGAAAATATTGTTGAAGGATATTGAGTACCATCTATAGTAATAGCCTTTCTACCCGGTATAATCTCAACAACTTGACTTGCTTTTACTCTTGCCCACATTTAAAAATCTCCTTATGTTTTATTTATGATAAAATGTTACTATTTTTGGTTACTCGTTCTTATTTATGACTATCTTGCTGTGCATGGGTTAGTACCATCACCATTAAATGGATGTTCAGCAAAAGCTAAGTATCCATATATGTTACTACCATTAAAATCTGCATTAGTACTTCTTGGTTTAAAACCATTAGATAAAAAATCTATAGTATTGCCAGTATCATCAGCACCAGTTGTATTCCAAAATAATGCTGTATCTAATGGATTTCTAACACTTCGTGCAGAATCCCAAACTGTCCACCCATTACCAACATCTAATCCTTTAATCATCAACCATTGAGGTCTGAACCCGGTATAAACAAATGAACCATCCGCATTTGCATTTCCGTTGAAGGTTCCAACTCTTGAATATCCTGGTATATCTGTCCAACAATATGCTACATAATTTTTAGTATTTTTATTAGACGTATCTTCCCCACCTACCGTGAACACACTTGAAGTAGGAGTGGTATCATTCCATACTGCACCTGTTTGAGATTGTGAATCATCACTATCAAATCTCATATAATAAGTATTGGGACTAGCAGCTCGTGTCACATTCATATAAACATACCATGATGCCGAGTCACCTAAATTTTTTACTGCAATCATAGTTGGTGCAGCACTTAATCCATGTGCTACAGTTCCTGCACTACCTGTTCCTGTATATTGAACAATACTAAACCCAGCAGTTTGATTTGCTTGAGTAGTTGATGCTATACTAGCTCCTGAACCATCTGTATTAGCAGCAGTAGTTCCACCATTAGCAACCCAGTTCCATGCAACAAAACTTTCACCTGCTTCATTTAAGTTGACAGCATCCTCTGTTGCAAATCCACCTTTAAGAAATTTCTTTAATCCATCTGCAACTGCACTTGCTTCAGCAGATGTATCGTTAGGATAAATTTCTTTACTAATTCCTCTGCTACTATCATAAATTGTATGGTAATCAGTTGTATCTCTATTTTTAACCCAAACCATTCCACCTATACCTTCATCAGATTCAGGAAAGTTTTCTTGACTTAATTTACCATATCCTGATGGTGCTGTAAAATCATATGCTTTAGATCCAAAATTATAATCCCAAGTAGAAGCATAACTGCCTGGTGCAAAAACCTCTTGAACAGGAACAAATCTATGATCTTTTGGATCAAATTCAAATGTTGGATTAGTTCCATTAGCAGGGTTACCATCTGTTCCACCATCAGCAGCAAAATATGTTGTAGATGTTCCTGATGCATCATAGTGACCTATAAATAATTTACCATTATCCATATCAAGGGCCCATAACCAATAATCTCCGTCAGCCATGTTAGTAGATCCAATAGTAGACAAAGATTGTGAAGTTGATCTTACATCAGTAAATTTAAAACCACTTTCCATTCTACATGCCAAGACACCAGCAGATCCTGCCATATTAGCATTTGTAGGTATTGCTTGAACTTGAATTAAATTAAGATCTGCTAAACCACAATCTGGATTAGCTATACCTTGATATCCACCTACAGCTGTTGCTTTGACTTCCCAATACCATTTACCTGATTGAGGAATTGTTTTATTAAAACCAATTTTAGGATATCCTGATCCAGAAGCATAAACTAATTGCAAACCTCCTTCTTTAAGAGTTGGAGCAGTACCAATAGCTGTAAAAGGATCAGCAGTTATAAAATTTTGTGTAGGGCTATCTGTTCTTATATGATCGGTTCCTATACCATTAAGTGTGTCAAAATCATTTCCATTACCACTTGTATCATCTCCTATAGTAAGACCAGCTGTATTAGCAAACGTACATCTGAAACCATTGGTACCATATGTTATACCTGTTAATGCTTTTGGGACCCATCTACCTGTTGAAGTATCAGTTACTCCAAATACAGAAGGAGCAACTACAGAACCAGAAACACAATTAAATTCAGCTATATAGCCATCAAAGAATTGAGCTGCAGAATGTGAAAGAGATGATATTCTCATAACTGTACCGTCAGCTAATCCAACAATATCTGTATTTTGAGCTGGGTTATTATCTGAATTCCAACTTGTTATTCTATCTCCATCTATATAAAGTTGTGATCTATCTGTAGCAGTACTTTGACTTGCATCTACTTGCCAAAGAAAATGATAAAACTTATCTGTAGTTTGAAAAGTTCTGTTTGTAACTTTTTGATATTCTGTTGTACCGTTTGTTAAACGAAGCATAAGTCTATCTGAAGTATCAAATCTAGCAAACAATCTTCCACTAGGAGCTGCACCAAATAAACATGTTTCATTACCAAGCCTTGCTCCTGATGGTTTAAACCAAAACGAAAAAGTAGCTTTTCTTTTATTATCATCACCAGCAACTGTATCTTGAGTTCTTTGTAAATAACTACTACTGCTATAATCTACCATAACACTTTTTGCTATAGTACCATCATTGGTGAATGGAACAAAGTTACCTACACGTTGACCACCACCGTTACCCTCGTATGTGAACGAGCTCATATGTTGTTTGCCAATTATTATTGTTCCAGCCATTATAGTAAATCCTTTACGTTTTCAAAGTATGTATATCCTGTTGGTGTAGTACCACTAACTTCTGTTGATCTTAATAAAGTCCAAACATTAGTACTTTTACTATTTACAGCAAATGCATAATCAAGTGATCCAATCATATCTGAGATAGTAATAGTAGGGTTGTCACCTGTTGCTGGGTTACCATCAATACCAGCATCAGCTGCAACAAATTTCATTGCTGTTGCACTTGCATCATAAATTCCTAAAAAACATTTTCCTGTACCCATATCAACCGCCATCCAAAATTCATCACTAGTGGTAATAGGTAAACTTGGATCTATAGCAGCACTGCCTATGTAATTATAAAGTGATGCATCATTACTACTAGGTAAAAATTGTATACCATCATTATCTTGGCCACCAATTGCTTCATTGGATCCAGCTGCATCTCCAAAGTTAGTATTTGTAGCTTTTGTTATTCCCATATTCCACTCATCATTACTATTATCAGTTGCCTTAAATGCAACAGCCCATTTACCTGTTGCAGGTATATTAGCTGTTAAACTAATATTTGTTCTTGTACTAGGTCCTGTATACTCTAAATTACCATTAGTTAGTGTACCACCACTTTGTTGATTGTTTAATGGATTAAATGTTATTTGATTATTTGTAGGAGTATCTGCTCTTTGGTCATTAGTTGCAAGATTAGTAGAAGCATAAGTAGCAAACGTATTTCCTGATGCTACATTTTTACCTAAATCGTTGTTTGTTTCTCCTGTTATTCTAAATCCATTTGTTCCATATGATCCAGTATATTTTTTAGGGATCCAAATATTGGTATCTTCTTTAAACTCTCCAAAATTTTCTGGACCTAAAGCTGTTCCATCAATATGATTACACTCTGCCATATAACCATCAGCATTATTACTTGTACCACCTCCATACTTACCAAATAAATGAAGATTTGCTGCATTCCAATTCATTTGATAGTTTTGTGCAGGCATTGAACTTTCAGCATAATTTGATTCTCTTTCTCCGTTGACATATAATCTAACTCGTTCAAATTTAGTTGCTTGAGTCGTATCAACTGTAACAACAAAATGATACCATGCGCTAGGATCTCTGAATAATCTATTTGTTTCTAATATCTCTTGTGTTGTACCACTAGCATTATTAAAAATACATAACTTATCTCCAGCAGCACCACTTCCTACATCATTATCAATCATTATAGAAAAACGATTATTGTTGTCTGCATAACTGTTCCAAAGTTGATGTGCAGCACCACTTAGACTTCCAAGTAATCCAAATTTCCACCACCAACTTATAGTAAATGTTCTTTGATTGCCAGCACTTGATACTGTTCTGCTTATATAAGCACTATCAGCTTTATTGAATCGAATTGATTGACCTATTGTGAATCCAGTGCTTTGACCAGCAGCACCTGCTAACATACTTGTTTCTGACAGACTTGTCATATTACCTCTAACTTAATGCTAGTGTAGCGACTGCATGAATACTTGAAGATGACCTTACGACATAATCAATTCTATCTACTGCAGAAGCTGTTGTTGTTAATGTTGGAGCTGTTCCTCCAGCAAAATCCCATACAGAAGAATAACTCAATGTTCTGGATCCGGTACCATCTTGAATTACAAAGATGGATCCTGATTGACCAGCTGTAATATTACCTGGTCTATTTAAGTGTGTTGTAGCACCCAATGTTAATGCAAAGTGATTTGTATTTCCTAAATCTATTGTTACGTTTGCAGCACCAACTGCTACAGCATGTATTGTTCCTCTTTGTGCCTTAACAAATGTATGAGCATTATGTGTAAACACACCATTTGCTGCAGCTACATTACCTATCCTTAATTCTCTTGCTCCTACTACATCAGCTGCCATTTTTGTATTTGCTGATACAGCTCCTGTAGCTAATTCAGATGCTCCAACAGCACCAGCTTTTATATTACTAGCTGTAATTATGTTTGCACCAATTTTAGTATTCGCACTTACTGCACCTGCAGCTAACTCGGTTGGACCTACTGCACCTGTTGCAATCAAGTCAGCCGTTATAGCACCAGTTGCTAAAACTGTATTTGCATTTACAGCACCTGCTTGTAAATGTTGTGGACCAACTGAATCATTAGCCAAGTTTATAGCAGTTATAACTCCTGTGCCCATTTTTGTATTAGCAGAAACAGCTCCTGTAGCTAACTCAGTTGGTCCCACTGCACCTGTTGCAATTAGATCTGCTGTAATGGATCCAGTTGAGATTAATGTATTAGCACTTATTGCTCCATTTGCTAAAGCATGTCTTGTGATTACTCCATTGGCAAAGAATGTATTAGCATTAATAGCACCAGCTTTTAATTCAGTACTACCAATACTATTTGTTGAGGTTGTTCGTATTGCATTGAAGGTTTCTCCAAGCAAGACACCAAAAAACGCATGGCCTCCTGTTGGAGCTGTGTTAAAAATTATTTGATTGTTTCTAATGGCATAACCTTTTTCAGGTTCTAACACAACATTGTTGACACTTATAATTACTTGTGTTGATGTAATAATATCAGGTGCATCTCCACCAACAGTTAAATTGAAAGTCTTGAGACTTCCATTAAAACCTGCTTTGATGTCATCTAATTTAGCAAATCTACCTGCCTTAGGTTCTCTTCCTATATAAGCCATATTTTTTCCTTACCTTTATTTATGCCCTTTATGCTAATGCTAGAGTCGCTACCGCATGTATGCTAGATGTTGATTTGACCACATAATCAATTCTATCAACAGCAGACCCAGCAGTTGTCAATGTTGGAGCTGAACCTCCAGCAAAGTCAAATACACTTGAATAACTTAATGTTCTAGATCCAGTTCCGTCTTGTGTCACAAATATTGTTCCTTTTTGACCAGCTACAATATTGCTAGGTCTGTTTAGATGCGTTGAAGTGGTCAATGATAAATCAAATACATTTGTATTGCTAAAATTTAATGTTACGTTTGCAGCACCAACAGTGACTGAGTTAACAGTAGTTAAGTAATTGTCAGCAGAAACGGATCCAGTTATATCTATCCCAGTACTATTAAAAGTTGCTACAGTAGTACCATTAATACCTATAGTTACTATTGAATTGTTTCCTGTGAGTATATCTTTACCACCTTGAGCAAAAGCAACTGTATTTGCTTTTGGAAAATACATACCTGTTGCGATTTCAAGATTTCTAAACAATGATGGAGCTGTTTTTAAACCATCTCTCAAAGCTATTGTTGCATCTGGTGGAATCTCTGTTGTATTGACATTGCCTCCAAGATATACAACATAAATGTTATTTGTTGCATTACCTGGTGCTTCTGTAAATGTTAAAGTTGTTCCAGATACAGTATAAGCAGAATGTGGATCCTGCCTTACATTGTTTACAAAGACTTCTATATGTTCTGGTCTACTCACACTGTTCCTCATAGTAAAGGCAGTCAAACTACCATTACCAGTAAATTGTTGAGAACGTATGGTACTAAAACCAGTACCTTGGGGACTACCGATATATGTCATTCTACGTTACCTCGAGAATTGACATAACCGCATCAAGTGAACTTGCTGTATTAGCTTGAACAAAGATACCATGTACATTTGCCAAAACTACTTTCTGATCACCACCAACTACAACTAATGATGAGCCAGCTGGAATTGGTGCGGCTTTAATTAAATGTGTGTTCGATCCATTATTCGTATGACTACTATGGAAAGCGGTTGCTGTGATTGCAGTATTAGTTACATTAGCTAATGTTAATCCTATCACTGTTGTTTTTGTTCCTGAGGCTACTGTATAACTACCAATTCTGGCAGCTGTTGTACCTACAGCTCTTGATGTTTTTACGTCGAAATTACTTGCCATGCTCCTATCCTAATGCTATTGAAAATGCTATTGTGTTATCGCTTACTTCAGTTATTGCACCTGCTACAGTATTTGATGTAGTAGCTGTTAAACCATTTATTTCTAATGTTCCAGTAAAATAACTATTGCTAGTTACTAAAAGTGATTTACCCTTAATGTTTGTATTAGCACAAGTTATATTACTATTGCTAGTTACTAAAAGTATTTTACCCTTAATGTTTGTATTAGCACAAGTTATATTACTGAACGAACCACCAACATTAAGATTTGCACTTACTGTTGAAGTTCTTCCACTGATAGTATTTAGGTTAACTGTGCTTGAAATACTAGGACCAGTAAATGCAACATTTGCAAATAAAGTATTTGCAGCTATCTGACTTTCGTTTTGAGCGAAGTTGTTTAATCTAACTACTGCTCTATTCAATTTTACTCTTTGAGTATTGAATGTATCACTTAGAGCTACATTTGCTATTGCTGTCATATTAGTCCTTCTTTATTATTATTTATCTTATATTTATACAAGAAGTCCATATTCATACTTATAAGCCACCGTATATCTTGGTTTAGTAACATATGGCAATGGTGGTCTTGCACTATGTAGTATATTAGCTGGAAATATTGCAACTCTTCCTGGTTTTGGAACTACCGCTTGCACAACTTCTTTATCCTTATTATAGAATAAAGTTTCACCACCTTCATTATGATCCCATTCACTATTGACATATACAAGAACAGTTGTGTCAACATCATATTTTCCATCATAATGAGATGTGGGACTATCTCCAGCTAATATTTTATTACAATACAACCTTGTTAAGATAATGTCAACATTATTTTTAAGTTTATTCCAAAATAATTGTTGACATTTTATTAATAATGGGTCTTTATGATCAAAGTCATGTGTGTTAGTTTTAAAGTCATATTCTTCATTATCTGTTTCAAATCTTGAATAAGTAAAACCTGACACATATTGTTCTAATTCTAATAATAAATCTTTTGTGATTAAGTCATCATAAACATCAACCAAAGACATTTACCCACTCCGGTGATCCAAAATTAAACGCTACATTGATTCTTGGTTTATCTGTTAAGTTAGCTTTTACTCCATGATTTAACCAACTTGGAAATAATAAAATATCTCCTGTCTGTATATCAAGATGATTAACTTCTTGACAAGACTCTTCATCAAACATTAAATCATCAAAATTAGCTTTTAGGGGAGTCTGCATCATTATTCCTGGGGTACCCTCAGGTACGTCGATATAATAGATTCCTGACACTATTCTCTCCCTATGATCGTGATACTCTTGATACTGATACTTGTCTTGATAATTGACCCACATCTCTGTCATTAATATTTTTGACTCATGTTTCCATTTTCTTTTATCAATATACTCTCTAACATACATTCCAATAACTTTTGCTATCTCATGGAATTGAGGTCTTTTAAATACTTGAGCATCATAAGCATATGTTGACCACACATTACAATTCCATGGCAGGTCAGTCATATCTTCTGTTTCTTTTCGAATTTCTTGACAAGCGGGAAGAAGATCCCTATTATATTTTTTATAATTATCAACTTTCCCATGAAAGATGGGAACACTAAACAAATTTTTAAACGACATAATTTACTTAACTAACTTATTCATTGCTTCTAAGACATAGTCAATTTTCTTTTCAATTGAATGTATCTTATCTTCCAATGTATCAATCTTCTCTATTTTTTTAAATGTTGCTTTCTTTTTTTTGTAGGCTTGTAGAGCTTCAATATTAGTATTCAAAATAGCTTTGCTACCTGAATCTCTTACTAAATCTCTATGATCTTTTACTTGTACTTTATCAGCCATTATACTTGCAATGCAATTGCTCTAAGATCTCTTATCTGTGGTACTACAACATCAGTAGTACTAAGCATAACTATCTTAATTGCAAACACATTGAATCCAGAAAATGTTGCTCCTAGACCACTTGTATATGCAACAGCATTACTAATTCCAGTCATATTGGCTGATGGAATTTGATACTTATATTCAATAAAATCACTTAAATTGTTTGTTACGGAATTTGTACCTGTGTTAGTTACTTGAGTCATTTCAACATAACTCTTATCATCAAAGTCTTCTGAGTCAGCACTATTTAATATTTTGTAATAAACATTAATAGTTGTTTCTGATGGTTTATATGCAGTCAAAAAAACTAATAAATCTTCTGCATTTTGATTATCTGCAAGTGTAACTCTTCTTGTAATATATCTTGCTTCCGCATCTCCACCACTAGCATTTGTTTCATTAGTTGAAGTATTATTGATCAAGTTATTAATTAAATATGCAGTTGATTTCTCAATATCAATTGCTGGAGATATGTTTGCATTTCTTGTTGTCATAGTTGTTTGTAATAGACTTGATTTTTTACCAGAAAGGTTTGCAATCTCATTACTATAACTCATAACTTTTTTAACATTAATCATATCAATGTCTCTGTTTAATTCTATCTTTGTTCCAAACGAACTATCTTGAACATTATTATTAGATGTTGCTTTTAATGAAGAACTCAAATCAGTATCTCCAAGATTAATAACACCAAAGTTATAATGAACAGTATCTACTAAGTAATCATTAATAGCTGTGATTGTACCTACTGCATTTGATTCTTGACCATTAACTTTCATACCAACAGTATATGCTGAATTTAATCTATTTCCTAATACTAACTTTGTAACAGTATTTGCAACATAAGATTTTACAACACCACTACCTTTTGTATTAGCAAAAGCATGACCACTGGTTGTATTACCAAAAACTAACTCACCAGTTTTAAATGTTCCCCCTGATATTGGTGCTATAGTAAGATCATCAAACTTTTCATTCTCTTGAACTAATGTTCCTGTAGATTCAAAGTTAGCACAATACATTGTAAATCTTAAATCTATATCTTGTGATTCTGTAAATGTTGTTCCATCTGCAGATAAAAATAATGTACCTACTAATGGTTGTTCACTAATAATATTAGTTGTACCTTTATCAAAGTCACCAAGTTTAGCTGTCCATACACTATAATTTTTTGAATTACCACCTGGTGTTACTACTAGTGCATAATCAGTATCATTCTTTAAATATACTGGTGATTTAAAATGAAATGTAGATGCTTTGGATCCATCTGTACTTGTTTGTACTCTTACAAAATCATCATTTGATGCTGCAGTATCTGATGGAAACTTTGTTATTGATGAAAATGGTACTACTCTTTTTGTAGGTACACCTAATTTCATCTCTCTTATTGAAACTGTTACTGGAAGTAATGCATCTTTTTTTGAAAAGTACAAATCTACTTTTGTTACAAATACACCACCAGGTCTGTTTTGAACTCTGAAAGACTGAGCTAAATTCTTTAATGCCATGTTTTTACCTTTTCTCTAATCTATTTATACTAATTCTTGGGTTCTTCGTCAAGCACTTCTTGGCTTTTAGCCCATAACAATGGTCCGTAACTACCATCTGTTAAATCTTTTATAAATGTTCTAGCATGTTTCTCACCTTGTGATAATCCATGATACTTAACATACCTTTTATGTAATCCTGGATTTTCTGTAACTGTATAAAGTAGTAAACATCCTCCATCTTTGGCTTTACTAATTAATTCATCAATTAACAACTTAATACATTTATGAGTTAACTTAGGAGGAGCTTTTGGATCAGCTACAATCCACTCCATAAAAGCAAACTTTGTTCCATCACAAACATATAAGCCTCCAGCACATATTGGTTTATCATTATGTGTAACCATAACACCAATAGGAGGTAAGCATTCTTTTGGTACTTGTCCAAAATCATGTTGCTGCCACCAATCAACTAATGTGTCATAATCTATATCTAAATTCCAAGCACTGACTAGCATTTTTTTTGTATTACTATTCTATTAACATTAAATTTACTTTCTAAACAAAACTGTACTGCCTTTGAAACTTCTATAGGTTTTAATTTTTTAGCATTAACCCATAGACCTTTACTCATTTGTGTATCAACAATATCCGGACAAACATCAAATATTTGTAGTGGTTTATCTACTAATCTTTGTTGAATCTTTTCAATATATTTTATAAGTTTTCTTTTATGTCTACTATATTCCTTATAACTATCAGCTTCAATTGTTTTATCAAAACATATATCTGTACCAGAAGTACTTGTTATAACTATAATTTTTTTCTTTTTGTTTTCATATTTGTCCACAATATGTTTAAGAAGTTTATATTGTGAGTCATAATAAAAAGCATTTAATATAATCCAATCATAAGCAAAAATATGTCTATAAAACTTTTTTGGATCACATAGATTAAAACCATTTGATCTACTTAATCCTTTTACAGTATGACCTTTTTTATTATAATAATCATATACAGCTTTACCAATACCTTTGGTATGTCCAATAACTAATATCTTATCCAACTTTTCTTCCTTCATATATGTCACACAAATCCCCTGAACTATTAAAAGCATCATTATAATTATTGCGATACTTTATAAAGTCTTTTTTATTGTATACTGTTTCATCATAAAAGTCAAGTAATAAAGTTACTCTTTTTCTTGGATTTTTATTCCATCCGTTGTGTAATTGTTTACCAGGTTGTATAATTACTGAGTTACCATTTTTAAATATATGAGTTTCTTGTTGAGGCCATCCTTCTTCATTTACATAAGTATAATTTATTCCACTATTATCTCCACCACCATCATCAATAGTAAGCTGATATCTCCAACCACCTTCTCTATCTTTATGATTACCAATAGTAGTATTTGGTTTAACAACCATAAATGCACAATTCATTTTGTATGGAAATTTATCTAATATAGAGTATAAAATAGGATAAGTACTTTCTTCCTGTACTTTTCTATCTTCAGAACTTATACCCACTGCATACCATGTACCTTCAACATATGTATCGGCACCATCAGAAAAATCATGTTGATCTAAATAAGTTGGGTTTTTATGATTTTGATATTCTTCAGCTATAGATTTGTAATGAGTTTTAAATATCTCAAAACACGTTTTTTGATAGTTCATTATATAATCTCCTAAGCGTTTAGAGTGTCTATCTTCTCTTTCTCAAACGCTGGTATTTTATCAGTCCAAGTATCAAAATACTCTTCACCTTCATTAAAAAATTCTTCTTGTTCTGCGACTTCAAAGTAATCAGTAAACTCAATATTGTTTATCATAATTCTCTTATTCTCATTACCTAAAGTATACACTATCTGGTCGCCATTGTCAAGTTTAATTCCTTTTTTACTATCTTCTACTCTAACCCATTTGTTGTTTTCTTTTACAGCATGAGATCCAGCAACAAATACACCTTCATAATCATAAAGATCATTTATTAAGAATTTAGCTACAGCATAAACCATACCACCTTCTAATACTTTTTCTCCTAGCTGGATGTCTTGAATATGTTTAACACTACCATCAGCCATTGTTACAGGTGTACCTTCTAAGAAACAACCTCTTCTACAACCTCTACGACATGGAGGAGCTGGACTATTAATAACAGAAGAAATAAGATCATTTTTATGTTTGAAACTCATAACATCTTGGAACTCTGTTCTTGATTGTGTTAATTCTTCTTGACTAAAGATTGGTTCTCTAGTAGAAAGAATTGTTTCTTGTTGGATTGTGGACAACCCTTGTGCATGATATGTTGCACTTGCAATTGTAGTAAAGTCTGTTGTTGAATTTGTACTACTATCTGTTAATACAAATGGTTTAGCACCAATTCTAAATTTAAGAGTACTTGTATTTGGTA